TAGATCGTTGCCCATGGATTCCCTCTCATCTCAAGGCCGGAGTAAGAGGCGAGGGCTGGCATTGCCCGTGCGCTGCCCTACCCGGGCGCCATTCTTCTGCACCCTCGAAAAGGCAGAGCCCGGGATGCGTACAGAATCCGGGATGGTGACATCGTATAGCTCATGGCGGAACATGATCACGGTAGCGCCACGCCCACCTCCGTCATCTACTCCACCCCATGGCCCTGCACCTCCGTCACCCGGGGCCTCGAGACCCTCTGTGAGCGCGATGGTCTGTGCGCCGAGATCTTGAGCCGATGGGCCTCCGCCGCTGGGTTGCTTAATATTGCCGCCACCTCCGATAGATGTCGCAACGATATTGGCCATTTGAGCGGCGCCTTCTGCTGCCGCCGCTATCGCTGCGGCAGTCCCTAACGGCCCACCAAATGCCAGCGCCGCCATTATGGCTCGCCCAGTGTCTATTGCGACGCCCGCAATGGCTGCCGCCTTCGCTGCGACGAAGATCACATCATACGCTGCGGTGGCTTCTAGTCCCAGCTGTTGAAGCGTTCCAACCGTGATATCCAAGGTGGCAATTATGCTTCGTTGCAGTTCCTTTTCAAGATCTTCCCTTGTTAATATTCTCTTCTTTTCTTCTTTTGCGTCCTTGTCTTCTTGTTTCTGTTTGTCACTCTGGCGCTTTCGGTCTGCTGCGTCTGCCTCATCCTTCGCATCTTGCTCCTCCTCTACCCCTGCCTCGCGTCCCAGTCGGACGCCGTTGAGGAAGTCGTCGAGCTGTTGCTCCGCTTCCATAGCGGCTTCCACCTGCGCCCTCCGCGCTTCTTCCAACTCCCGGAGCGCTCTTGCGTTCTCCCTGGCAGCCTCGGCAGCATCAAAGAAGAAGTCCTGCATAGGGCCAGCATGGTCCTCAAGAGCCCCCCCAACATCCAAGAGCTTCTCGTACTCACTCCGCAGGTCTTTCGCCGATTCCACTGCGCCGGTATTCTTCAGATCATTAAAGCGCGTGGCGATGCGCCCGATGACGCCCTCCCACTCGGTGAAGTCTGGGAGAATCTGCGAGAGCGCGCTCTGCCATGCGTCCCGGATAGCGGCTGCGTCGTTGCTGAAGTTCTCGATGGCCTTGTCGACGCGAATGCCAGCAAGCTCGAAGTCGAGAAACGCCTTGCTCATCTCGTCTGCTGTGATGCTCAACAGCGCAAAGCCATCCGTCAAGATGCGGATATTGGTGATGGCGGAGAAGGAGAAGGCGTCTGCGATGATGCCCGTGGTGGCCTCTGTCACCAGGTTGAAGTCGGCCATAGCCGACTGCCACTCTTGAGCAGACTTGATTGCCTCTGGCCCGGTGTCTATGCCAAAGACGCGAGCGCGCTCGTTGAACTCGTCGAGCGGCACATCACCCAGCACTTGGGCGAGCTTCTGGCCCGATCTGCCAAAGAGATCAGTTGCTAGAGCTGCCTTCTCTGTATCGTTTGTCTCTTGCTGAAGTAGTGCGATCGTTTCGCGGAACACATCGTCAGCATTGCGGAGGCTTCCATCGGCGTTAGCGACCTCGACGCCTAGTGCCGCAAATGCATCTTTGGCTTCCCCGGTTCCATCTCGGGTGTCTGCCATATTCTTGGCAAACTTTCGGAGACCACCAGCGAGAGATCCTAACGACTCATCTGATGCAGAGGCAGCGACACGGAGACCGGACAGCGTTTCAGCAGATAGCGCTGTCTGGCCTGCCAGATCTCCCAACTCGTTTCGGAGGTTGACAGTCTCCTGAATCAAGTTGAAGGTTGCCTTCCCCGCCTTCACTGATGCCGCCGTCAGGAGGGTAAACGCAGTCGTGGCGATCCCGGCCGCCTTCCCCGTGCTCGAGAAGGCGCTTACTGCACCCTTGGCATCTCCCTTGAGGATGTACTCAACGACTGGCATCAGTTGCTGTCCTCACCGAATAGCCACGCCATACCGCTATCAGTACTGCCCGTCGTCTTCTGCCAGTCGCCTCGGAAGTTCGCGCTGTGGAACTTGCCAGCAAGGGCTACCGCTGCCGATGTGCCCTTGCCGCCAACGATGGCCACCTTGGGTGGAGCCATGGTAACGCCCTCAACGAATCCGCCCGACATTGGCACGCTCACACCTCGCTTGAAGAGATCGTAAGCCATGAGTTCGTTTTTCTCCCACTGTGTCAAGCCGTCGTAGGCGAGGGGGTTGCCGAGATACGTTTCCGCGATTTGGAGTTCGTAGACGCGCGCTTTGCCTTCTTCACTTTGGAAAAACCCAGGCGGTCCCGCACCTCTTTGTTGATGGCTGCGAGCTTGCCAATCTCCGTAATGATGATCGAAGAGATGAGGAGCATCCACTCAAACCGATAGCCAGCATCATGCAGCTCCTCGAAGACATCCTCACCGAATGCAAGCATATCCCCGGCGTTCAGGGACTCCAGATCCCACTTCTCATGATGCCACGCCGATCCGATAATGGCGCCAGTGGCCCGGAACTGATCTTCCTCATCTTCAATCATTCGCAGCTTGAGCAGTCGCGCACCAGTCAAGGGCGATGGGATCTTGAAATGATGCTCACCATGATGCTCACCGGGCAATGTGATCTTGGCATACATGGCATCGGGATGCCGCGTCCTCGTCTCTTCTCGCTTCTGCATGGTCGGTCCTCTTTTGTGTCTGTCAGGTGACGGTCGGGTACAGCTCGTAAGACTGCCAGGTAAAGCTGATGACGTTGCTATCGCCCTCGTTCCAACTGCCCGTGAGGTAGCAGTGGTTGTAAACGATGGTGTGGCTCGCAACGTCCGGGTCTGCGATGGTGATGGTGATGGATACGAGCAACACTTCCGCAGTGGCTCCAGCCGTCGACACCCAGGTGGAGCCTACGAAGCCCTCCTGATTGATGAAGTCCAGCGCCGTCTCCGTGGCGGCATCGGTGACATCGCGCATGTAGCAAGTGAACGAGCCCGAAGAGCCAGCCTCGTCGCCATAGCGTACACACGGTGTAGACGTGAGCTGGTTGCGATCGAGGAATACATTCACCGTGCGGCCCGGAGTGGTCGCGGTGAAGTCGCCAGACTCGAAGGCGATCTCATATGAGTTCACTCCTCCGTTATCGGCAATGGTGATTGTGCCATCTCGGATGACCTTACAGACGGTTGATTCGGCCATGATTCAGCCTCTCTCTAGGATGGGGGTGAGTGTCTTGTTTAGCTCTTTTTCCCACGCATCATCGAGGCCCTTGAGCGTCTCGGGCACGAGGGTACTGGCGAGGCCATTATGCACATCGGATGCGTAAGAGACGGGATTTGCAACCGCTGCGCCATCGCGCTTGCTCTTGGCTACCCATCCCTCCTGGGATCGGCCGGTCAACACTGGCCAGACCGCTTCAATCTCGGCAACAGCAAGATCGGCAATCCTGCGCAGCGCATCGGCGTTGAGTTGGGGTGCTTTGCGTGCAGCCTCTTGGAGACTGCGAGCCGCCTGATCTGGTGTCAGCGCCATCAAGTGCCCCAGATGACGAAAGCAATATCGAAGGTGTCCGCACCAGGATCGATCTGCAATGTGTCGACGGATCCGCCCGTTACTGCGGTGCCGTCGATGGGGTCTGTATAGAGGAAGATGCCACCCGGGCCAACTGGCATTTGAGCGCCAATAACGGCATCCGCTCCTCCGCCCACAGTGAAGGCATCGCCGGTAGTTGTGGAGAGATTGGCAATCGCGATGCCTTTGATCTTGCTGTAAACCTGCGCCGCTCCGGTGAGCTTGCTGGTGATTCCACCGTTGAGGTCGAGGGATGCGGCCGATCCTGATAGCGGCACCTCATCGCTGTAGACGAGATTCTGTTGATTGTCGCCACTGCCATCGGCGTAGATCTTGAAGTCTGGTTTGTCGAATCCGAGCAGCTTGAAGAGATGCTTGAGGACCGGCGTGCCTGCATCTTGCGTAGATGTCTCGGTGACCTGGATGGAGACGGTGACTCTGTTGCTGACGGACATTAGCCCCTTCCTACTTCTTCGTATCGGCGGTAGCGGTACTGGTCTGTGATGATGAACCACCCTTCCTCGACTGCATCGATGGAGTCGAGGTGAGTCTGTCCGTTGCGGCGCATGAGGCTATCGTCGAGGTCGGTGAGCTTGTTGCGCACCGCCCTGCTCACTTCGTAGGCGTCGTTGCGGCTGGCCCGCTGGTCGTGCGGTTGGATCTCAAAGGCGAGCTCCACCGCAACGACATCCTCAACCCGTGCAATCTCCTGATCGCGGAACTCGTTGAGGTTGATGGTCGACACCCTACCCACTCGCGCGCTCTTGTGGCGTCTGGCGGTACTGGTGTCGCCAATCAGCTCATCGGACACGTAAACCCCAGCCTCGGTGACAGACGCCTCGATGAGGCTCATGAGGTGCTCTAACGGCATCGTCTCCATCAGTACCGCCATCGAGGTGGACGATTCGTGAGGATGATGGAAGTCGGATTCCGCTTGTACTCTTCGCCGTCGATGCCATCGTTGTCTGTATCGTATGTGAGATGGATGGAGTCAAACTCGCGGATTGCCTTCTGCTCATACTCATCAGCGAGGTCTACGTAGCGCTGATCACTGTTGACCGATGCCGCATGGTCTCGGTAGATGATGTGCAGGCTCTTGAAGATGTGAGCCTCTCGCAGCTCGGAGTTGTCGAGCAACAACTCTGGCCGGTTGCCTGCGTTGATGAGTCGCCGCTCTATCCAGGTGAAGGCCTCCGCTCGCTGTGGGGAGTAGTTGGTATCGTCGCGGTCACGCAGCCGGGACAGCTGACGATGCCGAGTGAAGAGATCGGCATCCACGATGACACTGCGAGGAATGAACCGAACCACATAGATCGGGCGAATGAAGACGTGCGGATCTGTACCGATGGTGAGATTCCACCTCTCCTGCCATCGCGCTGATAGCGACACGTCAGTGGTTGTCGCCGCTGCCAGAGTGTAGACCGATGGCGATCCGAGACTCAACAACGCGCCACCGTCTACAACAGCCGTCGACCCGTTGTAGATGTCGATGGTGCCAGACGCCACGGTCTGCTCCACTTCGGTGTCTTCGTCGAGCACCTGCGCATTGATGCGGATCTGCACACCGCGCTCAACGAACCGGGGGAGAGCGTATCGATAGATCAGCCCCATACGTCACCCATGCGCCAACACGCACCAATCCAGGGGGATGGCTTGGATGGCTGATGCGTGCTGGCGACGGCGTGGAGCATGGTTAGGTGGTTTCCGCCTGGAGAGCTACCCATGCGCCAGCGATGCGCATATACAACGAGTCGTCTCCGTTGGTGCCATTGGTGCGGAGGTACAGGCTACCATTCGTGGCCGCCTCTGTTGGTGCTCCGGTCCCGGCAGAGACGACGATGAGCGCCTCCGGCCGTGTGCGGCTGCCACCGTCTACGGTGAGTCCGAGTGCGCCAGCTTCGATGGCCTTGCCGTAGAAGCGTTGGGCGAGCCTTCCGGCTCGTGAGATGAGTGATGCTGCCATGGGATTCTCCATAGGGGCGGGATGCCCCCAGCTAGCTAGTTATTTCTGTCATCGTGGCGATAGGCACACTTGCGCCCTTCCACCATCGCGTCCTCATAGGTGTAGTCCGAGATGCCCTCTTTCCGGGCGTGCTCAAAGTGGCGCTTGGCCATGCGCTCGATGCCCTGGCGCGCGTTGGTGTGCTCGCCACCCGTAGGCTCGCCGCTGCCCCACATGGGGAGGATGACCGGAGGAGCCCAAATGTCAGTAGGCTCCGCCGGTGCGGCTTCCTCTTCCCAGAGAAAAGGTTGGCGGAATCTACTCAAGATTGAGACTCTCCTTCTTGAGCTTCTTCTTCCGCTTCTTCGGCAGCGCCTTATAGAACGCTGACTTTGCTTTGATCATGGCATCGAGTCGCGCGCTCTCTTTGGCTACCAGATCCTGTAGATACTTGTTGTCGCCAGCCTTCCCCGCTTGCCGTCTGGCCCTTCGAGTCTGGCGGCGAATCAACTCATTGAGTCCGCCCTCGGTAGGCTTGGGAATGACGCCATTGGCTACCAATAGGAGCTTCCACTCGTTGAATCCGTCGGTGTCTTTCTTGGTCTTCCAATCGACTTTGGCGCGCTTGCCTGCACCACTGACGATGGGGTTATCCCACACCGAGCAGTAGACCTTGCCGGATCGGCATGGACGCGAGCCCATGTATCCACGGTCTTCCACGAGCTCGCCGTCGTCGTCGTAGTAGACCACATCCACGTCGTCGAGGATGACAACCCAACCCTCTGCCCGAAGGCCAGCGAAGAAGAGCTGCGGCTGCACATGATCGAAGCCATCGCCCGCGATGCCGTTGATGCCAGGCCGGAGGCTCATGCACTTGAGGCGTGGCAGGAATGTCCAGCCGCCAGCGCCGTCGGGCAACATCTCCCAGTTGTCTGGCGAGTGGGCGAATATGAAAGGCGGATTCTGGCGGCATGGGAGCCGATTGTCTTGGAGCGTCTCCCTGCGGAGGCTCTCCTTTTGGAAGTCGTGAGCCATTGGTGTCGGTCCTTTGTAGGGATTGCTCTAGGCCATCTCCAGGACCGACCCAAGGGGAAGGCCCAGAGCAAGCCCGGAGACTAGTTATCGGTCACGATGCCGACCACGCGCGCCTGCTCGAGGAGGCTGATGCCATACCAGGAGTTGGCAGCCACTTCGGTGAGGGCAGCGTTAGCCGTGCGTGTGTATTCGATCATCAGCTCATCCATGCGGACAGCGATACCCGAGCCACCGCGTGGCATGTTGGGCACACCGATCTTCCATCCGAACGCGCCCGGGGTCCACATACCACCCTGGAAGTCCGTGGTGTCGTCGACGACGTGCGAGAACTTCCAGACCTGGACTCCAAGAAACTCACCGCTGAATCCCTGACCCTTGAATCGGAGCATGTCGCCAGTGGCTGGCATGAGGTGGAGCGCGCCACCCTCGGCACGCAGGCTCTCTTGCCAATCGGCAATCTGACGGCCCGCGAGAGCACAGAAGACCGGGCCACTCGGATTGTCGGCGATCTCCAACGTGTAGAGCGCATCGGCAAAGTCGTCATGGACCATATCCGCTCCGCTGGTGCCGACATCTGTGGCGGCCGTTGCAAGAGCAGTCATGAAGTCATTGGTGAAGGTCCGCTCATTACCGAGCACGGCATCAGACGCCAAGGTCTCGGGGGAGATGTCGCCAGCGGAGCCAGTGAGGTCGGCCAGGTCGCCGATGTTGCGAACCAGCGCGTGCCGGACGACTTGGATGGTGACGCTGGAATCGACGATCGCAGTCTCGGCAACGGTGGCCGTCTCCGCCGGAGAGGAGAACGTATCAGCGCCGCCGCCAACCCAGAAGCGAACGCGCCCGGTATCGGTAAGCGCTCCATTCACCGAGCCGTTGAAGTCGAGCGCGCCGGGGACGTTGCGTATGCTCGCCATATCGATGAGGTTGACGCGGAGTCCCTGCTCGAGGCGATCGACTTCACGTAGATCGGTTTGCAGATTGGCATTGGTAATAGGCATGTTTGTAGCTCCAAAGTTTCGGCCAGGTTGGTGCTACAGCGGGTTAACGGTCCCGGAACGTGCGCGGCCATGTGCGTCTTTAAGTGATACCGGTTTCTGTGTGACGCGTCAAGACTTGATGCCATAGTCGGCATCGATGCCGTTGATGCGGTTAATCTCTGGCCAGTTGGCGCGGTCATTCTTCCATGAGTCGGCCTGCGTTGCCAGCCAGCCGCGATCTCGCGTTGCTCCAGGTGGCGGAGGTTGGTGGACTCCGCCGTTTGTATTAGGTGGCGTAGGGCGTGCAACAGCGGGCACGTTATCCACAGGCAGATCGGGTGGAGCCTCGGCCAATGGTGGCGCAAACAGGGGCGCGAGATGTTTGTCTGCCCGTGCCGCCTCTGCCAGATACTTGCCGAAGTCATCGCCGCCAGACTGGGAGAACTTGTAGCGGATGAGCGCCATATCATCGGCGTCAACAATGCCAGCCGTCAGCAGCGCCTTCTCTGTGGTGTACTCCGACGTTGCTGTGGTGTACCGCTCTTCCCATGCTACCGCTGCCTGCTCCGCCTTCTCTAGCCGCTTCGCAGCCTTGGCTGCGTCGGGCATGTTGGAGAGCTTCGAGGTAGCCTCTGCCAGCTGCGACTCGAGGCCAGCGATGCCCTCACCACGCTTTACGGCAGTATCGTACAGCTTGTGGATCGCCGTCATCTTCCGCGTATGCTCTCCATACGTCATCGGTGAGTCTGCGGCCTTGCCGGGATCTGGCTCGAATGGCATGTGTCGGTCCTCTTTGCTGTGGGCTATCCGCCCTTCTTGAACTCGCCGGTCTTGACATCGGCCGCCCACTTCGGGGGCTTCTTTACCCAGACCCATTTCCCACCGCCCGTAGCGCGCCACTTGGGCCGCCTTGACTTGGGCGCTTTCCCGTCGACGATGGCCTCGGGATTGGCACCTCGGACGCCTGCCCACGTATGCGGCTCGGCTATCCATCGCCCTATGTGCTTCGCCGCTGCCCGTACAGGCGTAGGGGAGACGATGACTTCCAGGATATCCACCACGGTGTCGACGACCTTCTTGGCGGTTGCCTTGCGTTTCGCCTTCTTGGCTGCTTTCTTCTTGGGGCCTGCTTTGGTCATCTCTTCCCCTTGGTCTTCTTCTTTGGCCCTGCCATTATGGGAACTCTCTGTTGTCGAGTGCAAACTGGCGGAGCCGCTCCCTGGCCTTGTCTTCGGTGATTCCCTCGATGTGGGCGAGCAGTACCGGCTTGGATGTCACGCCCACATTGAAGCGGATCGCGAACTCTTCCAATAGCAGCTTCTTCTCCTGGATAGACAGCGGCATGCCTGGATATTTGATCGTCCACCCGCTCTCCGGGAGGCTCGTGCCCGTCTGGCGGTTCCACATCGCTGCGACGATGGAAGCCGTGCGGATGTCGCCACGCCTGAAGGATGGCTCATAGCGGCGTTGCGCGGAGCGCTGCCCGTCTCGGGAGATCTCGATAGCGTGCCCGCTGCGTGCATCGGTGTGCGTCCTCGCGATGTCGGCCGGGAATACATCGAAGTCGACCACGATATCGGCCGCAAACGACTGGATGGCATCCAGTAGTACCTTCGGATCTCCACCAGCCTGGAACTGATGGAACTTCATAGTGGTATTGGGGTTGATGCTCTTGAATACGAGGATCGATCCCTCATCCGTCGTCACCCAGCCGCTGCCGTCTGCATCGACGTTAGAGCCACCCGCCAACTCTCCATCAGCTATGCAACGCTGCGGCCAGCTGGCATCCCTCACCAGATGCTTCCATTGTTGCAAGAGCGCAGCCACGGCCAGGGCGCCGTCGAATAGCTCGATGCCTGTGAAGCTATCCGTCAGCTTCCCCGTGCGTTGGGCGTGGTACAGGGTGAAGGGAATGAACGGCTGGCCACCCTCGAAGCGCCACTGCGTGGGGTAGTTGTCTCCAGACATCGCGCCCAAGACCACGCCGCCAAAAGACTGGAGCGATAGGTCTTCGGACCCGTCCTCACTCTCGATGCGGTAGACGGGGTTGTCAGGGTCGGCAACGGACACACAGTCACGCGTCCACTCGGCGCCACTCTCATCGCCGTCTCTGGTGCGTATGCGGTAGTGGTAGAACGTGTGCGGCTCGTCGGGCGTATTCGGATCTGCGATGACGTGGAAGAGGTCACGCGGTACGACTTGCACTTGCAAGAAAGGCCCGCTCATGCCCTCGTGGACATCGAGACGGTACGCGCCCTCGCGCATGCCGATTACCTTCTGACTGAAGCTCTGCGCTAGCTGCCAGATGCCTGCGTCGTCGAGCACACCCCGCAGGAGCTCGGACTCATCAGCGAAGCCAGGAGCGCCTACGATGGCCTCCCGGTCGTAGATGACAGCCACCTGGCCGATCGTCGCCTTGGCGAGATTCTTGCTCGTTGAAGGTACACCGAGCGCCTTTTGCCGATCTAGCTGGTACTCATTGCGGATCGTGTACTCAAGGTCTTCTTTCCAACATCCCTCAAGCATCCTCCGCCGTCGTTTCGCCTCGTACCACTCCGCGCTGATGGTGGCGTTGGGCGCAGTAGGCGAAGACTTGAGCGTGCGATCGGTGTCGGTACGCTCGGAGGTAGAATGGGCCATTGCGTGCGAGTGTATACCAGCGGCACACAAGCGTCGACCACGCTAGTGGAAGCGGAGGCGTGAGTAGGTCTTCGTCAACCCCAGTGTGCCGATGATGAGATATCCAAGCGCATCCGCCGCATGTGCGAGGTTGGCATCATCGCTCTCGCCGCTGCTCTTGCCTTGCCAGTTCCGCATGGTGTCAATGAGCCTCGTGCATCTCGGGTGGATTTTCAGGTCGCCTCGGGCGCAGGCGTAGTTGATACAGCGCTGCTGCCAGTCCTTACTTCCCGGGGATTTGTCCGGGTATTGGATGCGGAATGGCACCCTGGAGCTATTGAGTTGCGAAGCGAACGCGTGCTCGAGGGCTTCATTCATTCGCCACCCACCATAGCCAGCGCCAGCGCTATTGGTATCGCCGACGGCGAAGTCAATCGACCGCAGAGGCACGCCGGAGATCTTAAGCATCTGCGTCACCTCTTTCGCCCGCTGCTCTGGTGGCGGCGCCGCCGTCTCATTGGTGTGCTCTGCCCAAATCCACAGCTTCGTGCCTCGCCACATGGCCTGGAGTGTGTGCTCGTGGCCCACTACGGTTCCATGGTCGAAAGCCAGTGCCACCTTAACCTCACCCGATGGCGCGATGTTGGAGACGTTGGCCTCGGTAAAGCGCATGAATCGCCGACCCTCGGTAACGCCTTCCCATGCTCCCTCGACGCGTTGCGCGTATTGCCACGGGCTGTTGCCGAGTATCTCAACCATCTCGGCTATCTCCTCCTCCGACTTCCACGGGCAGGCATCGATGCTCAACTCCCCGACGTATTGCACCCATCCGCTCTCATGCTGTGTGCGGCCCGACTTGGGCGATGGCTCTTCGCCCTCGACCATCTCACGCAGGTACTGAACGGGGCGATTGACCATGGTGGCCCCAATTATCAGTTGCCCTCGGCGATCAAAAAGGCGCGACTGGTTAGCCAAAAGATGACCCAACGGGGGAGGCTCATCGAGAATCACCCCATCCAACTCGCTACCCTCGTGAGCGTCAACGGGATCTTCGTAGCTCAACAGTTCAATGATGGAGCCGTTGGATAGGACTATCTCTTTCGCGTGTCCACCATTCCAGCCACGGCCGCGCACGTAGTAGCTGCGTGGAGACGAGGTGGAGAGATGGCCCACGAGAAACTCGGCCAGGTAGGCGCCTGCGATGCGCTGTACATGCTTCGAGGTTGGCGAGACAAACCGCCAACGTGTACCCGGGCAATCGAGTGCCCGCTGTGCGATGAGCGCGCAATTGTGGCGCGTCTTCCCGATCCGGTTGGGCCCACGGATGAGGATGCGGCGCGCTGTCTCCGTCCACAGTGGCTCGAAGTTGGGGCTGGGTTGGAAGCGTGAGAGGGTATCTGCGTGGCGTAGAATGGCGGCCGAGTTGGCGCGCCTCACCCTGACTCCGCCAGCACTGCAACAATGATGGCGCGCGCTTGCCGGTCAGCTGTGGCGAGTCGCACCCAGCGCTTGACTCGGGAGAGGAGCACGTACTCCTCGCCCACTTCCGCGTCGGTATCGTCGCGCGTATCGGTGACCGATGCGCGGCGCGCTTCGAGCTCGTCCTGCATGCTCCGGAGTTGGCGCCACATGGCAGGGAGCCCGGTTGGGGATGACTGCTCGATGATGTCGATGTGGGCGCGGGCTTTGGCGATGTCGTGGATGAGCAGATCGATGGGGGAGAGGGCGGCGTAGTCGATGACGGGAGGGTCTGGAGCGATGGAGACGATTGCCGACCTCGAGCGCTCAACCCACTTGCGAACGTTGGCTTGTGGCACCTTCGCCCACTCGGCAACGAGCGCGTAGGAATCGCCTGCGGCTATGCGCTGGACGGCTTCAGTGCGGACGGCTTTGGTGGCGTGGCTCATTTGCTCCTGTGACGCCCTGTGACGCGTGAGAGGGGAGTATCACCCTATAATTATAGATTCTCTGTGACGTTTGAATGATGCCAAAAATGTGTATAACGAGG